AATTAAGCAATCGGCAGCAGATGAGAGGCTTCAGAGATTAGGACTTAGAGTTGTAGAAGAAAACAAAGAAAAGTATCTGTTGATTCTGAATACATCTACTTGGGTCAAGATGATTTTGAGTCGAACACCTTGGGCAATTAGCTATTCAACTGTACTTTTAAGGCATAAAGGAGCATCGAAAAGAGGCACAACAAGATTTGCTCCAGGTCTTATCGGTAGATGTGTGCAAATAAATTTAAAAAATGTGCTGTAAAAATTTGCACTATAATATCAATTTATTACTTTTGTAATCAGTTCGAATGCTGTCGGTCGGGAAACTTAATGCTTCGAACTTAGAGTCTCTCTGTCGCCAAACTTAATTTGACTCGAACGTTAAAAAATGTTGTCATTGGACTACTTACGCGCTGTTTGTAGTCCTTTTTTTTTATCTTTTTTTTAAAATTATCACTAAAAAATTTGCACTATAATAAAATATTATTATTTTTGTGCATCGTTAACAATTAAAACTACCAAGTTATGAACAACAACACATTTAGCACAGGGATTTATATGGAATGCGACAACTTCCCTACAAACGAAGTTTATGTAAGATTGACAGGAACATTTGTCGAAGAAGAAAGAGGCTCAAGAGATAGCTACGGATGTCAAATAGAACCCGATTACGGAGCATATTTTGAACTCGATGACATCTTTATTACTGACTATAATAAATCGGTCACAATCGAAGAAGCTGCTATCTTGTTTGAACGTAGCAAATATGAACTTGAAACCATATTTTCTGAAACTTTAATGGAGGCTTATGAGTCTGATGAGGAGGATTCAGTATGGTTTTAATGATAGCATTCTTTTGTCTCAGCACAGGTCTTGGCCTGTTGCTGATGACTGAAAGCCTCGGGCCATATTCCCCGAAACCAAAGCGAAGAAATAAGTATAAGTATAACGAACCTAAAAACAATTGAAATGGTAAACAAAGTATCGCTGATAGGTCGTATCGGCAACATTGATGTAAAGGATACAAAGAGCGGAGATAAGCTCACAAGCCTATCCTTAGCAACATCAGAAAGTTATAAGGATAAAAATGGCGAATGGCAGGATAAAACCGAATGGCATCGCTGCACTATCTTCAAAGAGTTTAAAGCTGACAAAGGAGATTTGTGCTATCTTGAAGGTAAAATTACCTACCGGGAACACGAAGGTAAATACTATACCGATATTATTGCTTCTTATGTGCGTAAAATCAATTCTAAGGGAGAAAAGATAGTCGAACAGGATGAAGTTCAAAACAACTTACCAAGTCCTACAGGAGCGCAAATGGTAGCGATGAAAGTAAAAGTAAGAAAAGGAGAATTAAAAATTTCGCAGATAAAAGAAAAGTTTAACCTAACTACAGAAGAACTTGCAATCTTGAATGCTGAAGTTCCTGCCGGTGAAGAAGAAGACGATCTACCGTTCTAATGGCTATAGTGATTATTTGTTTTATTGGATTCTTTTTTATGCTTCTTGTAATTCTTTTAGAAGAATTTCTCAGGAAGTGGTAAAAAAATTAGAGCATCTCACTCGGATGCTCTTTTTTTTATATTGTGCCTATCAAAGTAACTTTTAATCCCTTGGCTGTTCCATCCCCTACCTGGTCTATGTCGATGGTAATCTCAGCATCATCTGTAAGACTTGAAGTGACTATGGTAGTAGGAGTAGCTGCTGTTACTGATGTCTTCTCGGTGTTATCAATAGTCAGTTTTGTCCCCAGGATAGATGAACCACTTTGGTTGACATCTACAGTAAAAATGCTACCACTTGTCTGTGCTACACCTAAGCTCGCACGAACTGCTGTGAGCGTAAAAGCAAAAGGCATTCTGAATATTATCTTGCTTGTGCCTGTAGTTAGTGCTGTAGTCTCATCGCTAACTGCGAGTTGAATAACTTGTTTATAGGTTAGTCCTGTGATGCTTCCGACATTTAGAATATCCTGTCCATTCATATCTATGTCGTATGCCCCGGCATTGTTTCCTGAAGCCAAAACAACTGCCAAAGTATCTGCTCCTGTAGTTACATCAAAGAACAAGCATAATTTTTCAAGGGTATCTTGATAATCGCTTCCCCAAGCAGAACCTCCTGAGTCTTGTACTTCGCCCCAATCTCTAATCTGAGCGATAACATTCATAGTGCGGATGTCTATGAACTGAAAACCGACATTAGGAGATTGAAATGGATAGATACGAATAGCACCTTTTGGTACTGCTTGCATCAATCCGTAGTCAGGGTCAGTAAAAATTACCATATTCCCTGATGCGTATATCTTTAGGGTCTTATTTATCATCATTACTTTCTACTTTTTTCTGCTGTACTTTGCCATATAAAAGAGTTCCTGTGAATGCTGCTATAGAAGTCAAGAATATTGACATTCCAGACCAGTCAAGCGAAGAACACTTTACAGCGTGAATGATTGTGTACACCAAAATTCCAATGCACAAAAGGCACACACAAAGAGTTCCCAGGAATAATGTCACTCGCATAGAGCTGACATCGGTACTTTCTTTAAGGAAGTTAAACATATTAGTGAGTTTTTTCAAGTCTTTCAACAAGGTTTAGAAGCTTCTTCATCATCGAAGTATTGTTTTCGATAACGTGATTATTTGAGGCAACTGTCTCGAGTAGCTTACCACGATCTTCTGTCAGATATTCTTCAAGTCTTTTTTCAAGTTCCTGAATCCTATTTTCGTTTTTCTTATGCCAAATAAAAAATTGCTTACCCATAAAGTAAATCAAGGCAATCATTAGAATTGCAAAAATGCCTAAAACTCCATAGTTAGCAAGTGAATTGATGAACCCGGGGATTGGTTCTTGTAAAAATAGTGTGTTCATTTATTTGTATTCAATTATAGGTAAAAATTTGACCCACCAACAGTCAATGTTTTCGTTATAATAAATCTGATATAGGGGCAAAATCCAAGTTCCATTTGTCATTCTTAATGGTGTAAAGGTATAACCTTCGACATAATACTTATTTGAAAGATATTTTAGTTCTTCTTCATCAAGTAGTCCACCGAGCATCTCATAGTTCGATTAGTGTGAAGTTAATCAATTGATTTGGTTGAAAAATTTTAATAGCCTCAAACCAACGAACATCGGGCACTACCATACATCCTGCCGACCAATTATCAACGAATGAGCCTACACCTGCACGATGGAAGTTGATGCCATACCAACCTTTTGTTTTAACAGTTTTATCGAGTTTTCTGTCTTTATTACCATCTCTATAAATCTCAATAGCTCCTGCCTGATAAAAAAATGGAGCACCTAACCATAAGCTTTTCCAATCTCCAGATGTATTAAACTTATGCGATGCAATTACTTGTTGTTCACAAGCTACCGCTGCTCCTGTAATGCCACCAACTGTGAGCGGATTGAAAATGTAAAAGTCTCCAGGAGTAGTAGAGCACGGTAAAATCATATCGGCATTTCTGTTCGAAAATCGAACAACATAGTCTGAAAACTTATTATCGAAGCTTTGGTCTGTGCGAATCCAAACAAAGTCATTGACAGGCTTCACCCACCCACGCTTATCCATCTCCGAATCGATGAATTGCTTCGCTCCTGCAAGGCTAAGCGAACCGATAATGCCGTCGATAGCACCTGAGTAATATCCTCTGTCTTTGAGTATCTGTTGAAATGCTTTCATTAGTCTATTGGTGGAAATGGTGGCGATGGTTTTGGCTTATATTCAATCAAAGGTAATGTTTTTACCCATTGAAATTCAGGATTAACACAAAATTCCATTTCCTCAACTGAAATTATCCAGTTTTCCTCCAGGTCTTGGATTGGGTTAAAATAGCTGTCCTCATCATAAAGCTGACCGACAAGCTCATTTTTTTGCGATTCTGTTAAAAGTCCTACTTCTATCATACTTGTCTGCCTAAAGTTGTATTAAACGCCTGCACGGCTGTATAAAAATTAGCTGCTTCTGTATCTGTTAAGCCATCCCCTAAACTTGCAAAAGCGCATTGTTTTGTAGAATAAAAAACAACTGACCCGACTCTATTAAAAGCACCTAAATAAACCTTTGCAGTTGATGGAGTTGTTGAAGCTGTTGTTCCAGTTGCAAGTTTAGAACTATTACGCCATCCATTTACTACATTTGATGCTGTTCTATTACCTATATAAAAAGCTCTACTGTCAGTATCAGCGTGTGAAATATAAGTGGTTGTTGAATTTATATTGTAATAAGTAACATTACTTGTTCTAATTTCTAAAACTAATTTATTATCAGTTGCATTTGGACCATTTGATGCCCCAATTTCAATTTCAGTTAAATTGCTATTTATTCTACTATAATAAGAAATGTGAGTGCTATTTTGACTTAAAATAGTATTTGGAACTAAAAATGTATCTGCATAGGCATTAACGCCGTTTGGAGTTGGTCCAGTGCTGCTATGTGTCCATCCACCACTAAACACCAACCTAAAAGCTGCATCAGTATCTAATGGATTTTTTAAGTTCCATTTATGAGTTGTAGCAGTACCACCAACGAAAGGATAAATAGCTTTCATTTTTGTCCAAATACCATATCCTTTAAGACTAACTACAAGTGTATTTATCGCAGTTTTTTGCGTATTATCTGTTATGCCTGCTGCCGTAATA